ATAAAATCTTGTAAAAATAAAATTTCCATATCTATTATTACTATCAAATACACCAGGCATTGCTGCTAAAAATGCACCACCAGGTCCATTATATTCTAAAACAGTTTTAACTCTTTCAGGATCTAAAATATTAAAGTGTAATAAATAATATAATTCTGGTAATTCTTTTTTATGATCTAATCTATTGAAATTATAAATATATGTTTGTTTTAAATAAAATGCATCATACATTGATTTTATTTTATTTTCTTTTAACCATTCTTTATCTCTAACCATCAATCTAAATCCGTTTATAACCGAATCATCTTGTCCTAATCCTTCTGAGATGTCTAAAATAGAAACCCAATAGTATTTATTAATATCGGCTAAATTAAAGTCTGGATGCCATCTAAGTTCATCATACGTGAATTTTAAACGTTTATCTAATACTTCAAATTCATTATATTTATATTTTACGCTTCTTTCTTCTAAAATTTTAGCTTTTGTTGCGCTCAATACACGTTTAGATCCAGCAACGAATTGTATATTATATTCTTGATTAAAATGTTCTTCACCACCAATTAATTTAGTTTCTTGTTCTTTCCAATTTGTTATTGTACAAATTTTAGAAAGTAAAAATCCTTCTTCTAATCTTAAACTCTTTATAATATCTATATCAGATTTACCATCTTCATGTAATATTCTGATGTATTCTTTATCACCGTTATCTGAACTTTCTACTTCTTTAACTACTTTATATCCTAAATTGCGTAATAAATTAGTTAATTTATTTACAGTATATCCTTCTTTTTGCATTTCAAACATCATAGGATATATTTTTGGATCTAATCGTGTTCCATTTGTTCCATCTTCAAATTTACCATCTGGCACTTGATACCAATAAACTTTAATAAGTTTATACATGTTTTTATCTTCGTGTCCTTCAGGAAGCATTGCACCCATTACTAAATCTTTAAATAAATTGGCACCATTTGGCGTTGATGTAATTACAATTTTAGATCCACGAATAGATGATACTGTTGGAATTGCGGCTTTATAATAATGTTCAATAATATTTCTTGGAATATGGGCAAACTCATACATGTATAAAAAGTCAATAGTAAAACCAATAGCTGGTTCTTTTGAACGAGCTTGTGATTTAATTCTACATCCATTATCAAATACTATAGATTTACTATTCCAGTTAATAATTCCTGGTTTTAAAAAGAATGGTAATAACTTATAAATATTTTTGATTTTATCTAAGATCTCAACTACTGTATCTCCTTTATTGGCAACGATCATGACCCCTTTATTAGTATTAAATATACAATAATGTAATAATGTTATTGCCGCTGTAATAGTATTATGTGATAAAATATCATTTGTATAATATCGCATTTCTTCAGAATCTATAGTAAAATCAATCATACCATTAGATTCTTTATAATTATACAATTCTATAATTTTTTCAAATCCGTCTCTTGTTATTATATGTTGACCTATATTTAATTCTTTAACTAATATTTCTTGTCCTAAACTATCAAATAATATATGATTATCAGCACAATATAATTCTTTACCAAATTCTGTTTTAATATAACATATATTATATGGCTGAGTTTCATTAATTTCTGTAACTTGTACCCAACCATCTGGTGAATCAACATATAAATTTTCTTTATCAATAAATGTTATATTATTAATTTTTTTAAATATATCATCTTGATCTAAATCAATATTTCTATATTGATAGTTTTCTATTTTTTCTATTATCTTAAATAATAATTTATTTAATATTTTTTTCATATATTTTATGATAGAATAAAATCTATACATTTTTTTATTACTTCTTCTTTTTTATTTTTATAATCAAATTCAGAAATATGTAAAACTTCATAACCTGAATTTAAAATTTCAAAATCTCTTAAAATTTCACGTGTTTTATTTTCTGTAGTATTTCTATGATAATATGTACCGTCAAATTCTATTATTTTTTTCTTATTTTTTATAAAAAAATCTGGTTTAATTACAATATTTTCTAATTTTAAATAATATTCATAATTTTTACCACTTTCATCATATTGTTTTTCTTTATTTAATATAGCAAAATAAATATCTAAATCCATATGTTTAATATTGTCATATACTTCTTTAAATAATTTTTGACTAATTTGAGAAAAATTTGTTCTTTTACAATTTTTAAGCCATTTTTCTTGTCGTTCTTTCCATTTAATTAAACCTAATTCATTACCATGTTTTTGTTTACATATATCTAATGAAAATGTTGTTTGTCTTTCTTTAATTAGTTTTAATCCTTCATCTTCAGAAAATCCACGTTTAGTATAATATTCTAATCTAGTATTAAATTCTCTATCTGATAATGCGCTATCAAAAAATATTTGCATTAATTCTTTTAATTTTATATCATTATACATTGGATATTTTAATCTCCAAAATTCTATACTAAATGGAGATTTTTGTTGTCTTTCTAATTCTGTTGTCTTTGATTTATGATTTATATTATTTTCACCTTTAAATTTATTACTTAAATATGTTTTATAATTATCACCAATTATTTTAACATTCTCACCGTATTGTTTTTTATATTGTTCTATTCCACCATATTCTTTGTGTGATGCACTTAAATGTTTTCCTATACTATCAGTATATTTATTACATATTTTACACTCCACATAATCTATTTTATTTACTAAATTCCATTTTATACAATATTCTATAGCTGTAACTCCACGCTCATTTAAATAATTATTAATTGTACGTGGATTAGAATATAATTTATTATTCTCTAAATTTAAATATTTACCCTCTTGCATTGGATAGTTGTCTGTTATATTGTATTTTCCTTTCATATATTTATATATTAAATAATTTATGTTCAATAGACAAATAGGTTAATGTTTTTAATTTAATTTCCAAAGAAACCAATAAATAGGATATTTTAAATAATCATAAATTGTTTTATTTTTTTTATATTTAAATAATATTTTAAATACTGGTAATTCCTTTATTTTATTATTTATTTTTAACTTAACATTTTGAAATAAATGAAAACACTTACCAGTTTGTCTAGAAGACATATTTAAAGTAAATCTATTTTTTGTATATGTATCTAATACTTTGTATTGATAATCACGTAATTTCATTTGTCTTACTTGACCATCTTCAGATTTAATCTGACAATAATTATTAGCAAAATAGTGTATATCTAATGCGCATTTTGTAAATTCATCTATTTCAAAATCTGTCCATTCATATACTACACCTGATTTTCTTACTCCAATTTGGTTTTTAAACCATGGATTCATATATCTAGGTAAAGCATATCCTTGAGATTGTTTATCTATTATTTCTAAAATATTATCTGAGTTAAATACAAATTGCTTTTCTTCTGCTTGTAGTTTTTTTACAGCCATATTTTTATTTTATTTTTTATAAAACTTATATATAAAAAAAAAGCTACACGTTATATGTAGCTTCTTAATACGAAATTAAATTATAATAATTTCATCTTTATTTAATTCATAAATAGGTATTGTCCAATTGATAATATATCTGTCTCCAATTTCTTGTATAATTATATCATCAATATAATTTTCTAAATCTGCAATATTTTCTGATTTAGAAAAATAATAATTTTCAACTATGAAATGATTTTTTGTTTTAACATCATTAAAAACAATTTTAGCACCTAATTGTTCTCTAGTTGTTTTAGAATAATTAATATTAAAATTGATTTCTAAAATTTTTGCTATAATATTATCTAGAAAAAATTTTATATCATCATATATATCATCAGAAATATTAAATGCAAAATTAAAATTAAAATCTTGAATTTTTTTACCTTCTCCAAAATAGAGACTAGAATAAATTCCAGTCTCATTTGAAGCTATATTATGAATAGTGTTTTTAATATCGTTTTTTAAACTCATATTATCTTAAAGCTAATGTAATTTGTCTTTTGTTTTTGTTAACAGCTTTTACATATACTTCTAATTGCTGTCCAACTTTGTAATTTGTAATATTACCTTTCAATACTGATTCATGTAATAAACCTTTTGTTTCGTAATCTAAATCAACTAATAAACCAAATGATTTAATTGATGAAACTGTTCCTAACAATATATCATTAACTTGGATAGAATCCCATAATGAATCACGAATAATCTGTGTTAAAAATAATTTTGTATCAGAAATATCTTTTACATAAAATTCAATCGGTTGACCATTTTGAATTTCATTATTTTCTAATAAATTTTGTGCTTGTTCAGATAAATTTGATTTGTGAATCATACCAGTTAAACAACCATTAAATTGAATAAAAATTGCAAATGATGTAGTTCCTGTTACATGACCAGTATACATATTTCCTTTGATTAATGATTTAATCTCGTTACGAGCAAGTGTATTCAAATACGCTTTTCTTGATGCTAAGAATGAAGTTTTTCCATCTTTATTGATTTTATCTAAAATAAAATTGATTTCTTCACCGATAATTGAATCTGGATTAGGTAATTTATTAACATCAGTTAATAAATGCGGCATAAATAAAGCAATTGTTTCATCATTAATATTAACCAATACTGTATATCCTGCGTGGTTATACTCAGTTGGAATACCTGTCATAATTGTTCTATTATCAAAAGAAGAATTTAAAACTGAATCAACTTCAATCATTTTTAATTGATGTAATGAACCAGAAATTATAAATTCTTTTTTATCTTCAATATTAGTTATTAATACTTCAACAGATGAACCTGTTTCTACCATATCTAATATTACTTTTTCTAATGGATCTATTGATACAATAACATTACTTTTATTGTTAATATCAATTAAAGCATATTTGTTATTTTTTGAAACTAATGTACCATTAATTTTAGTTCCAATTGTTAAAATTGTTGATTTTGATTTTTTCTCAAATTCTCTATATGCGATAGCGAATTGTGTTGATGATTTGTTTTCGTCTTCAAAACCAAAGTTTGTTCCTGTTCCTGTGTTTAACATAGTTTATAATTTTATGTTAATTATAGATCCACAAAAATAAAAAGTTTAATTATTATGAATAAGAATTTCCAGAAATTACATCAGTTTTATCCTTTACATACATGAAATCAATAAAATTATAAACAAATGTTGCTGTAAATGTTTTATTTTGAATAGTTTGATCATTATACGCAAATGTATTATCACTTAAACTAGTCCATATAACATCTCTAAAACTTATATGATAAATTGCATCTCTATTTTGATCTACTGCAGATATTAAGATATTTTGATCATATGCATCATCAACATTTAAATAATGATTTGTCAAAATATCATGCATTATCATATAGTTTATATTTGCATCAACATTTAAAAATGTTATAGTAATTGTTTCATCATATAAATCATAAATGTTTCCAACAGTTTTCCATTTTATTTTTTTTCTCTTTAAATTTTGTGGATTACTAACAGTTGGAAAATTAATAGATGGAAATGATATTGATTGTATTGATGAATTAATATAATCTATAACTCTAACATATAACTTTCTTTTTGATCCTAATAATTCTAAATATCTTTCTTCTAATTGATCTGGCACAAAATTATCTGGTAAAGTAAAATTAAATTGATTATTTAATGTAGTATTATTCATTTGTTATAATAGTCTTTTTAATTGATTTGTATTTAATGAATTTTTATTAAGTTGTGTTAACACATCATTACTTAAAGAAAATTCAGTATTTGATTGATTTGTTTTATTGCTAATAGTATTTTTTGAATTAGATTTTATTGTTGTTAAATTAGTTAATTTACCACTTAATGATATAGGTCTTATAGCAGTTCTAGAATTATTAGATAATAAATTATATTTTCCATCATATAAAGTTGTTTCAACTCCATTTGTTGTTAATGTTATATAAAACAATTTAGATGTTTTAAGTATTGTTTTTAAAATTTCATTATTTTTTGACGTTATTTTAAAAACAACAATTCCTTTTGATAAATCAACTTCATTAGATTCTACATATAACGGTATTCTTAATTCTGATGTTGTTGATTTAAATACTAAATTTACTAATGTATTCGCCGTTGGAATTTCAAATGGTTTAATATTAGTATCACCGTCTTTTGTATATATTGCAAATTTTACAATATTATCAAAAGGAGTTAAAGTAATAGTTAAATCACCAAATCCTAAAAATTCTTTATTGTTTTTTGTTACAGTTATTTCTTGTGCTACAATATTATGAACATCCATTAATACTGGATATGGTACATATCTAATTTCAATTTTCTTTTGTGCTTTACGTTTTAAGTGTGAATTAATAACATCTGCTGAAGGTAAAACTAATTGATCTGGTTTAGAATTATAAATTTTAGGTTTTATAGCATTTGTAATATTTATTGGTGTAACATATTTTCCGTATTTTGCTATTTCATTTCCAGTTAATACTAATTCAGTACTTTTTGTTATAACTGATGAATCTACAGCAGATATTAATTTCATATCAACTCTTAAACTTGCTACAGTATTTGTAAATTTAAAAATAGGTCTATGAGATAGTTTTTTGATAAACTCTTGATAAACATATATGTCTTTTGTATCTTGTGGTAAATTATCTTCATATTCAGTTATAGAATATAAAACATAACTTCTTCTACCGCTTTGTTCTAATGAATTCATAAATGTTTCAAATTCACCTATACTTCCATTATATAAACCATTGATTAAAAAATAATCTCCGTCTGTAGCTCTAGATATTTCTACACCCAACGTATTATATTCTGGTGCTTGTGGTATATTAGTAATTAATCCAGGAGTAGTAATGTATGTAGTTTCACCTAATATAGTTGATTTAGAAGATAAAAATCTAAAATCGAAATATATCGGACTTGTTGTAGATAAACCGCTAACACCAGAAGTTAAATTAAAATTTATAGTTCCAGCACTAGGAGCATTATTTATTCTATTTAATGCTTCTGTATAAATTGATGGAATATATAATGTAACAGATTTACCCCACAATTTTTGATTTAATCTAAATGGAGTAGGTTCATTTTGAA